ACGTTTGATGAAGTTGTACAATCTATGACCCAAGGAGGTTCTATCGCTCCCACTGTCAGTATTGCGGCTAATAGTAGTTTCAACATCGTAAATACTAGCCATACCAGTGTTAAACAGTCATACGATGCTGACAAGGAACACTCAGAACCCGGTACAGGTCTAGGTGGTGAACCTGAGCCGAGAGAAGCGCCCGAGAAGGGTGATAGAGCGATAGAGGGAGGATGGAGACGTGACCCACCGCCAATTGCCTACGAGGAGGTTGAGGAAATGAATAGAGAGCTTCTAGTAGCTCTTGCAGGTCGTCTCGGTATCGAGTTTGACGATGATACTAGTGACGAAGATTTGAGCGAGCTTGTCACCGCAAAGGTTGACGAGATCGTGGTTCCTCTGAGTGAAGCTACTCAGGATGCACAGAAGCAACAGGATTTCCTTGCTGCCTACCCTGAGCAGGCCAGTCAGCTTGCTAGGTTGCAGCTTAGGGATCGTGAGAACGAGGCTCGTCAGTTTGCTGAAGGATTCCAGTCCTTCGCAGATGATTCAAAGAAGGGCTTTTCCAATGTTGTTCGTACCAAGATCGAAGATGCTCATATGAAGATTGCAGAGCGTCGTATGACTCACGAGGATCTCAACGAACTGCTTACTTCGGCTTCAGCCAAGGATGGCGTTGTTGAGTACGGTGAGAAGGGTTCGGCTAGGACTGACGAAGATAAGGCACAGGTGCGTGCAGGCGCTACGCCGCAGGAAGTTCGTCAGCAGATGGCAGAGCTAGTTAGGACTGCGATGACGGAAGACAGTATGGATCGCAAGGCTGCACTCAAGCATGTTGCGGCACAGAATCCCGAGTTGTTCAAAGCTTACATCGAGAGCTAGAGAGGAGGGCATAGATGCCACCTAGTGCAACAAGGAACTACATTCAGGATAAGGGTTATACGGCTGCGGCTGCGCTCACGAAGTTTCGTGCTGTGAAGTTCTCCGCTGCGGAAACCGTTACTCCTGTTACTGCAAAGACGGATGTTATCGCCGGAGTTGTGCAGCATGATGTTACTGCCGGTGAGATTCTAAAGGGTAAGGGAGCATCGATCGCTGTTGAAGGTGACACTCTTATGGAGTGTGATGCTGCTTGTACTATCGGTGTTATGGCTGGACTCAATGCCAACGGTACTGTGCACAATGCAGTTGCCGCTGATCGTGTTATCGGTCATTTCGTTGAGGGTACCGCAGCAGCCGGTGAGTACGCACGTGTTCATTTGATTCCTAATGGTGCAATCCTCTAGAAAGGCGGTGAGATAAACTATGATGTACGATCCGGTACCCTGTATTCCGATCCAATTCTCACCGACTTCTCGGTAGGCTATCAACCACCTGGCTTTGTCGGTCTTCGGCTCTTTCCGCAGGCCGCAGTAGGAACACAGTCAGGTCGTTACCGTGTCTTCGGTCGTGAGCGGCGCGTCAGGTTCTACTCACGTCGTGAGCCTGGTACGGTCGCCAACGAAGTGCGCGGTGGGCGTTGGAGTGAGGATACGTTCAAGACCGTCGAGCATTCTTTGCAGGCAGCGGTCGCGGACGAAGAGAGGCAGCAGCTTAACTCTCTCGGCGGACTTGCAAACGCAACCTTTGGTGGCGCATTGCAAATCAACCCTGAAGAGGATGCTACTGAACTCTGTGTTAGCTCACTCTCGCTTGAGCACGAAATCGCTGTTGCTGCGCTAGCGCGTAACACGGCGACGTATCCGGTCGGCAATACGATCACGTTGGTTGCAGCGGATCAGTGGGATAACTATGCAGGTGCAACGTCTAACCCGCTTGAAATCTTCCGTGCAGCAGTTAACAAGATCATCTCGCTTACTGGATTCGCTCCTAACGTGTGCATCATGGGTGGACAGGGCTTCGGATGGCTTGAGAACCATCCTGACCTTGTTGCTCGCTTTACGAACTTCGCACTTACGGCTCCCGGTGCATTCCAGGCACTTACGGGATTTGAAGGTGAGTTTGTTCGGATCGGCGTGCTTTCCGATCTCTACAATGACAACGATATTCAGGAGTCAACTGAATCCCTCGTGTCGGCGTGGGGTAAGGATGTCATCCTTGCATACGTGAATCCGACGCTCGAACTGAACGATCTTTCGTTCGGTAAAACGTTCGCACGAATCTATCCCGATGGTACTACTCGCCCCACGGATAGATGGCGTGAGGAAGGCCGCAAGTCTGATCTGGTTAGAACGTCGTGGAAGTGGGATCTCAAAGTTACGTTCTCTTCCGCTGGTTATCTGATCAAGGATGCTTTCGGCGCAACGGCCTGGTAAAGGAGAGATTACTAATGGCTAAGATGTATGCATGGTCTACCATCTACAACGGTGGTGAATCGAAAGAAGGTCGTGATGGTCGTAAGATCATCATGAGTCGTAATGTCACCGAAGCTGGTGCCGAAGTTACTCAAGCTAAACTCGGCATCTCTAAAGAGGAATGGGATGGACTGATCGCTAATGGATCAGTCCGTTCCTATCCACTCCCCAAGGATATTCGATTTGGTGAATCGCCTGCCGATGCGGTGATCAGGAAACTCACCAAGGGTCAGGGTGAAGTCGATCCGAATATGCTCATGGAGATGGCACTGTCACATGCACCTGAAGGTGGCGGGGCTGACGAAGCTGATGATGTGCCGGTAGGTGCATAACAGTGCCGCTTGTCGATGATGCAGATGTGCAAATCCATCTGCCTGTTGACAAACTAAAAGTCGAGGAAATCCCTGACGATCTGCTCAAAGCAAAGGACGACGCTGATCGGATCGTCAGGGGATACCTCGCAGGTGTAGTTACTTCGGCTGTACTAGCTTCGTGGGTTAGTCCCGCAACTACACCTAACATCATTAGAGCAATAGCAGGCCGCTTCTGTGCCGCTCTTATCTACCGTACCCGCTACTCAGAAAACTCGCTTGATGATCCAGAGTTTGCACAGAACAAGTACAACGAAGCGATGGCGATGCTCCAAGCAATCATCGCAGGAACACTCGTTATCGATGGAGTCGACGTAGGTATTGACTTCGACAACACGTGGTTTGAGCCGAACGCCAACTCCATCGATCCTATCTTTACAATGGTGTCCCAGTTCTAATGCCCGGAACGATCACCTTCAACTGGAATCCACGTCCAGAAGTCTTCGCTCGCAGGTTCTTTGCTGTCGCGGAGTCTCTAGACAACCGCGTACTTCCGCTTACTGCCGCAAGCGAGATGATGCAAGAGGATATCCGTGAGCGGTTTGAAACGGAAACCGGGCCTGATGGTCGAATGTGGGAGCCGTGGTCGGATAGCTACTGGCCCGTCGCGGAGGCATATCCGAACGAAGGTGTCCTTACTCAGTCAACCGACCTCCGAGAAGCAGCTAGCTCATCTGAGGCAATGATGATCACAAAGGATGCTGTGTTCTACAAGACGAGTCTCCTGCCTCACTATGGACTGGCTCATGATCAAGGCTTGGAAAACTTGCCGCAGCGTGAATTCCTCGGTATGTCAGATGAAGGTGCTATGAAGATCATGGGTGTGTTCGGTGAATGGTTTGATCGTTCCATCGATCTCTACGTTACTAGCGCAGGTAACGTCGGGATGCGTCATGCTATACAGGGTGTGGGTGGATTTGTCTCCCGATCATCTGTAGGCAAATTGCCACTTTAAATGGCACAGGACTACTATGATATTCTCCAACCGTTTGACTACCTCGACAAGTTACTCGATGACAACAAGGCTACTCTCGGACTAGCATATATAGCAAAGCATGATGAAGACCTTATTCCCTCATTCCCCGCTATTCTCATTCAGACCGACAATACGGTGCGAGAGTACCATGCTACAAGACAGTATCGAGTCAGGTTTCATATCGATATTTGGGTATTCCACGCGGACATGACTAGCGGTGTAGCTACTCGATCCCGTAAAGATATCGAATTGGCAACTGCGATCAGGAAACTCATTCACACAAAGCCCGACATGGATGGGCACATTATTCAAAGTTTCGTGGATGGAGAGTTTCCGGGCGTTACTGCCAGGATCATCGGAGGTAACAGTTCAATCATCGTGACCACTAGATTGACTTG